CAACTTTCTTAGTCCAGCCCGTTCCTTTCTGTGGGATGATGGTAGGGGTAGCTCTAAACGAAAAGAATGAGGTGGAAATCAAGTGCTTCGTATAGACGTGGACTTATCTGGTCTCAAGGAACTGAGTGGCATGGACCAGATGTTGGAGCAGTTTTGTAAAGAGGAAACTTTGAAGCTCGGGGCGATGGTCCACGCGCACATGGTGGAAGAAGCGAACCAGAAGCTTCACAGCAGGCGACAGAAATATTTAGACTCTCTTTCCCCTAAGATAGAAGATGACGCATATGTTATTGAGCTAGGCCAGGAAGCGGTCTGGATTGACGACGGTGTCCCCCCTCACAGTATGATTGAAGACCTCCTGTCTAGTCCTAAAGCAAAACGTTCTGCTTCTGGTTCTATGTATTTGGTAGTTCCTTTCCTGCATGGTCCAAATCGTGGGGCAACCAATACTCCAGCTTCTCAAATGGATATAGTGGGGGCAGTAAAGAAGTCCCTTAAACAAAACAAAATACCATGGGCTAAGGTGGAGAGATATCCCAACGGTCAGCCTAAAATAGGTCGGCTTCATAGTTTAGATATTAACGACCAGCCACTGAAAACAAAAGAAGGACCAGGGCAGGGTCACGGAAAGATTGGAGAGGTTAGGAGTGGGAATACTGGAATTTCATTCTTAAAGGGATTGTCGGTTTATCAGAATGACAACGGGAAAGGAGGGGTTACCCGGTCCATCTTGACGTTTCGCGTTGTCTCTAGTTCTCAGGCCGGCTCCGGTAAATGGCAGTTCCCTGGCCTTGAAGGAGTTCATATTATGGAAAATGCCCAACAATGGGGAATAGAACAAATCGAACGGGAAATTTTGCCCGATTTAATGGCCAGGCTAGGTAACGTATAATGGAAACAACAGAAAGTGAAGCTAGGGGAACTCTTTCTGAGGCCCGAGGAATTTTCCAGAGTGATCTCATTTTACGCTCTGCGTTAGTAGAAGCCATATCAGACCTTAGGGCTAGACCGTGGCTGTTAGATTCTGTATTTGCTAGTCTTAGGTATGACCAATTAACCAACAAGCTTTACGGGGAAAAGGAAGTCCAAAGGGGTATCAAGTGGTTCCAAATGACCGATATCCCCGTGGTCATGGCTGAAAGTTTAAAACAAGAGACAATCCCTTGTGTTTCAATAGAAGTAACCGAAAGCTCCGAGACTAACAACACTTTAGCAGATCAACATTATGTAACAAGTCAGTCCGCCCAAGAAGAATGGCCCCCACTGACCCCTTTATTTACACCTAGATATACTCCCACTACAGGCATTATTACTTTACCCGACGACATTTCTAAGCTATTGGTTTGTACTACGGGGATGCTTCTGATGGACCATAATGGGGATTTCCACCCAATCCTTACTATAATTGACCGGGAACATTTTACGACCGATGTGGGCCTGATTGTCGATTTTAGTAACTCTTATATCAGGTCGTCTTATCCCAGGTTAGTAGAGACTCTAGAATCGGCCACTTTCAGAGAGGGGTATAGGATTGGTTGTACTTGTAAGGGTGACGCAATGGCTACTAGGTGGCTGCATTCTTTAACTAGTTTTTGCTTATTGCATTATCGTCAAGATTTATTGGAAGCCCGTGGGTTAGAGGTCTCTTCTATTAGTTCTGGGCCAATGGTAAAAGATACTAGGTTTGAGGTTGAGAATATTTTTTCTAGGTTCATTTCTTTGACTGGTATGGTTAGAAACTACTGGCCTAAGCGTCGACTTGACAAAACTCTATGGGTTGAGGGAATGGTCAAGTTGTCTCAACCGGGAAACGATTCATCTAATTTCGTGGGGGACCAAACGGTCGACCCCAGCTTGTTGGTTCAGTTCGGAGTTGGCCAACCTATTATTCCTCCCCGAACTACAGATAACGATGACGACTATTAGCCAAGATTTGTCGCGTAATGCCCAGTAATCTTTAAACGGAACAACCAATGTCAGACATTCCAGAATATAACGCGCCCCTACCTCATTTAGCTTCGCACCCTATTTTTTCTGGTAATGTGGCTATCTTGACTGGCCAAAACCCTAAGTATCCTAGTTCTGGGGATAATAATAGTCTTCAAAATGAACTTCGTTACCATGGCTATCAGTTTGAACCAGTCAAAGGACAATATCAAGGAGTTCCAGAAGACAGTTTTTTAGTAAAGAATCCGGACCCTAAAGTAGTGGCCGGTATGGCGAAAAAACTTGGGCAAGAATCAATCTTATTGGGTAATGGCGGCCAGCACAAGATTCTATACACAAATGGGGAAAACGAAGGTCGGTATCATGCTGGGACCGGGACTTACGGCTACCATGCAACGCAGAAACCCCAAGACAATTACACCCATATCCCTGGAATCGGTTATTTACGATTAAATTTTGATTGGGACAAAACGCTTCCTCTAGAGAATTCAAATATGCCTACACAAAACGCTACAGAAACTCAGCCTAATCCAGAACAAGCTTCTCCTACTGAAGTGAGGAAAGCTCTAGGGGGGTTGGGAAAGTCTCTTAGAGGCCTCCTAGCGAAGCACGAGAAGGCTATTGAAGACCTAAAGGCTAAAGAGGCCAATGGTGTCCAAAAGCTATCAAAAAGCGCTCAAGGGAACGGTGGAGAGCTGCCCGGGAATGTTTACAATAATCCTGGGGTAATGCAATCTGGGCCGGTTAATAAGGCTATGCTGGGGGCCAGTCCTGCTCCTCAAACTGGGGCTGTGGGGGCGATGGGGAAGGGGGAAAAGAAAAACGTTCCGGCAAAGAAAGAAAAATTAGTTGTAAGGACAAATAAAGAAGGGAGAAAGGTTTATCGCCAGTCTAATTCTCCGAACGTTCACTATGGGCCAGAAGACTATGTTGTCAAGAAATCCGACCTACCTGGAGCCGGGACTGGGGTAACTAGTCCTGACGCGGGCGACTATAACCAAAGTATGAAAATGTCTGAAAAATGTCCTACATGTAACTCCGACAAAACCCAGCCAACGCACAGCGGTAAGGGGGGCACATCTTTCCTTAAGTGCAACGATTGTTCTAGGTTGTTTAGGGGTGGCGGGAATAAAACCCCAATGAAGAAATCCAGCGAATTTACTCCTGAGTGTGAAGGGTTAGGTTGTCAAGCTTGTGGCGGTAATCAAGTGGAGCATCTAGGGGACTTGGGTTCTAGGTCTCATTTTATATGTAAGGGCTGTGGAATGTCTTTCAGTCACCAAAAGGAAGAAGCTCCCCAGTTTTTTAATGATAGCGATTTAGAGCCAATTGCCAAGTCTGTTTACCAAGCTAAGTGTACTCATTGTGGTAAAGAACAAGAAAAGCAAGGGGCAGGTAGGGCTCTAGAAGCTTTGACTTGCTCTAGCTGTGGTAAGAATGGGGGACTGAAGCCAGTAGAAACAAAGTCCTTCCGTTATCATCCGATGTTTTCTAGTGGTAAGATGACACTGGGGAAGAGTTTGTCTCCTGGGGCTGTTAAGGCTCTAGCCAAGTCAGTAGCGGATATTCGTAAGTCGGCTGGGAGATTGCCGGATGGGAGCGGGTTTTTTACTGTAACGGTTGGGAAGAAAAAAGTCGAAAAGAAAGAAATTCCCCAAGTAGAGCCAGCAACAGACGAAATTGATATGCCTGGCACCAAGACTATCAAAAATATCAAACCAAAACTAATTGAGACGGACGGTTCGGGTAGTCCAACTAAAGGACCGGACTTGAAGAAGAAAGGGATGTCTCCTGGGGTCGTAAAGGCTCTAGCAATGAAGAAAGATTCAATGGACCCTGGTTCGACGGGTGGAGGAGATCTTCAGAAGGCTGGGATTTTCCTACACAAGCCTCCTGCGGGTTCTGTGATTAGTGGCCATAAGGTTCTACCGGCTTCTACTTTGCCCGGGACGAGCCAAATTCCTAGAGTAGACCGGACGGCTTTTTTGAAGGGTTTGGTTGCTAAATACGGGACCAAGCCGGTGAGTGAGCGTCGGTCAGCGGTTAGGCAGCCCGTAAATAATACCGGGTTTTCTGGAAACGTAGGGGTAACTAAAGCTGAGTATAAGCCTAAAAAAGGTCCGGGGGAAGGTTGGATTACGACAAGGAATAATCCAGCTAATAAGTCTCCCTTTGCTTTTAGTTCTTACCAAGTCCCTAAAGACGTAGAAGCCGCAAAGAAGAAAAACACTAGAGCTGAGTTTGAAGCTTCTAGAGTAGAAAAAGCTGAAATGGGCGGTATTCCAAAGGCTCCATCGGCTAGCACGGTTAAGGCTCCTACAGCGGCTAAAGTGGCTGCTCCTGGTGTAAAACAAAGTAATCCAACGGCACCTAAAATTGGTATCAAGGCCCCCACAACTCCCAAGGTTTAACGACAGCAATCTTACTATAAGGAAACAATCCAATGGCACAGCAATTCAATACTCAATCAGGACAAACTCTAACTGTACCAGGTTCTTACGCAGAACTGAATGTCCAGAATAATCCTACCAATAACGCGATTTCTGGTGTTCTTATTTTGGTAGGCGAAGCTGATGCTGGTCCCCGTTTTGACGCAGAACCTAAATTAAGGCTTAACGCTTTCGGACCACAGCAAAAGTCAGAGCTAGTATCCAAATACAAGTCCGGTCCATTGGTAGATGCTTTTATTGGCGCTACAGCTGCCTCTAACGATTCCCAAATTACCGGTTCTTTTACTTCTTGCATTATAGTAAAAACGAACCAGTCTGTAAAAGCTTCTTCTATTCTTTCTAAAGTTGGCGGGGGGGATTATGGAACCCTTTCGGATGCTCAAGGTGGCCAACTAGGGAACCTTTTCTACAGTGCGGTTACCAATACCTCTGAAGTAGCTCCTACAACTGGCCCTATTGTTTGGACTGTTCCTCAAACCAATACGAGCGCTTCTATCCGGGTAAACGGTGGAGCAAACAATACCTTAGCCCTAACCTCTAGTTCCAATCCTGCGGCAATTGTTTCAGCTATCAATGGTTTGACAGCTGGAGTAACGGCGACAGGTGGGGCTAACCGGGGAATTATCTCGGCAGCTACTATTTCTGCTGGCGGTAAATTGGCTGTTGGTTCTCTAAGCGGTAAGTCCTGTGTCTTGACTCTATCGGAAGCAACGGCTTGGGCAGCTCTTCCTGTTGTTGGGGATATTTTTGTTATCCCAGCGACCTCTATTATTACTGCTGCAGCGAATCAAGGCACTTACGTAGTTTGTTCGGTTACTTCCAATACAATCGGTCTTTACAAGCTAGCTGATGCTACTGGTGGTTCCGTTACTAATCCGGCAGCTCAATCAGCGACTCTAATTCTTGCTTCTGATGCGACTGAAGTAAGAGCTTATTCTCCTATCGTTGTTTCGGTAAATACGACTGCCGCTTCGGGACAAGGTCAGTCTCTTGAAATTGCCGACACTTCTACGGGGACTTTTTCTAACACAGTCTTTACTTTTGCGGGTGCTACAGCGAGTCCTCCTGCGGCATTAGCTGACTGGACTTCAACTACGGCTTCTCCTTGGGCTATTCCTAGTACAACGGAATATGGGGTTACTTTAGCTATCTCAAGGCAATTAGACGCGATTAATCAAAAGGTAACGGTTAGTGGTAAGGTAATCCTAACCCTAGGCGCGGTTGCCACTACTGCTTCAGCCGTCATTTCTGGGACTACCTTGACTTTGACGGTGGTTGGTGGAACGGTTGCTGGTACTTACGCAATTAATTTAAGTCAATTCCCGACTATCAATGATTTGGTAGCCAATTTAACCGCTCTCGGGCTCAAGGCCTCGGCAGCTACTTCTACGATTGGTCAAAGTTCTCCTTTGAATCTAGACCAGGGGACCTATTATTTTGCTTCTAGTAAGGGAGCTTTAACTGGTCGCATTAAGGCAGACGGAGCAGCTTTCCAAAGTGCGGTGAATGCAACTGGTATTGTAAGTTTCGTGGCAGCTTATCCGGCGACTATTCCAGCTGGTCTTCCCCAAACTCAAGCTCAGGCAGCCTTTAGTGGCGGGTCTCGTGGGGGGACGACTAATACAGACGTTTCCCAGGCTTGTGACGCCATGCAAAAGGTTAGGGGGAACTTCGTAATTCCTTTGTTCTCTTGTGACGCTATGGTCGATATTGCGGACGGGCTGACTGCCGCGACTTCTACTTACGACCTGGCTTCTGTAGCCGCTCTAATCAAGGCCCATGTGCTCTTTATGAGTCAACTTAAGCAAAGGCGCCCCAGACTAGGCCTAATGAGCTACAGAGGGGCCTACGTTGACGCTAAGGAGTTTGCCGGCAATATGGCCCAAGCTCGATGCGTTACTTTCTTCCAGGACATTCGGGATGTAAATAGCGTCGGTAACACGGTGCAATATCGTCCTTGGATGGCAGCCTGTAAAGCGGGGGGGATGCAAGCGGCTGGGGTTTACAAACCTATCGTAAACAAGTACGTCAACGTTCAGGGGGCTCTACAGGCTGCCGGAGACTTCGACGATGACCTGACCGATTCTCTTACCGATGCTCTCCAGGCCGGATTGTGTCCAATTACAGTAGATGAGAATGGAGCTTGGTTGTGGGCTTCTGACCAGACCACTTACGGGGCTGACAATAACTGGATTTTCAACTCTCTACAGGCAATGTATGTGGGAGATTTGATTCAAACGACCGCTATGATTAGGACTAACCGGGCTTTCGTTGGTCAAAGTGTAGCAGACATTTCGGCTTCAATTGCTGCAATGGTAGTTGGTCAAATCTTAGATAACTTCAAAGAGCAGAAGTGGCTGGCGGCTAGTGACGATGCTCCTGGCGGTTGGAAAAACCTGATTATCAAACTACAAGGGCCAGCTCTAGTTGTATCGGTTGAAATCAAGGTAGCCGGAGCAATCTACTTCGTTCCAATCAACTTCCTAATTACTCCAGTAGTTCAAAGTGCTGGCTAACCCAATCTTTCAATAGAGGAAAATAGATAAATGCCTACTCAACAAACTCCAGGTAAGGTGATTTCGGGTGCCAGAGCGAAAGTCCAAGTGTATGACGGTGATGAAGCCATTACCCTAGGTATCTTTAGCCAAGTTTCATATGGCTTGACTTATGAATACGGGACAGCTTTTATTCTTGGCCGTTATAGCGCTGCGTCTATTGATTACACTTCAGTAGATGTAGTCCAAATGCAATGTCATGGTTATCGAGTAGTGGGGTATGGTTGGCATGAGGAAGCTCGGTTACCTTATGTTTCCGAAATGCTTTTCCCCAATTACCTTACTTTCCAGATTTACGATAGGGGGACTGCGAAGCCTGTAGCGAAAATCACTAACGTGTTGCCTACTTCCGCTAGTGGTGGTTATACGGCACGTCAACTTTCAGAAATGCAAGTGACTTACGTTGGTTTATTGGTAACAGATGAAAGCGATATCGACTTCCGTAAGAATGTCGAAACAGCTGGGGCGGCTTCTTTGCCCTAAGGAGAAAACGAATGAAAACCTGGAAATGGATTAAGAGTCTTTTTGGTAAAGTCGAACTAGATGTTAAAAGCATCTCGGCTAAAGTAGAATCGGAAACGAAAGTTCTTCTATCTAAGGTTGAAGGCGAAACAAAGTCTTCTCTAGCAAAAGCCCAGTTAGAAGCTAAAATTGCCCTAGCGGCTCTAGATTTTGAACTTAATAAGGCAAAAGCTGTAATTAAATCTAAACGATAATAATTTAGCTTAGCTTACTCATTTGGCGCTTTATGGTGAAAGCTGTGAAGCGCCTTTTATTTGGTCGATGTTAGCGTGGAGGTGTCAAATGTCAATCCTGTCTATTCTTGTTTTATTGGTCGTGGTTGGGGTTTTGCTGTGGGCAGTCAATTCTTTTATCCCAATGGCAGCCCCTA